GGAAGGGTCGTGTGTAACGCTGACGTCTCCCCTTGTGGGGATTTCAGCGAAACTCCCGGTTCGTAAGTGGTAACCCAAAAGCGCAACCTCTCGTGCCGGGAGGCACTGACGCTCATGCTTCAACAAACGGGCATATACACCTTCCCAGCCGTCCTTGTTCCCTAAAAGGGTCTTCAGGATTGCAGGTTCGGGGTACATGTCGACTGGCAAAGCATAGGCATCATCACCGACATCAGAAAAGGGCTGATAAGTGTCGATCGTCCGGAGACGATAGACACATTTCCAAGCAGGTAGGAACCTGCGAGGTATACAATCCTTTCCGAGCCGATAGAAGAGGCGCAGAAGGCGATTGGCTAGGCGAATCCGAGAGGGTTCGCTATCAACAATCTCCTTCTGATAGGCTGGCGTAACGTCAATTCCCGAAAAGAAGTGTTTACCACAACTTTCGAAGAATTGTCCACTTGAAAAGGATTTTGTCCGATTCACTTGGAACCCAAAGAAGCTCAAAAGAGCAACTAAGGGGTCGTACGATACTTGAGAAACGATAATATCGTCCCCATAAACCAGCGCTAGCTTCCCCTGTTGGTCTTCAATTGACTGGGCGAGAGCCCAGAAAATTAGAGACTCAAGCTCAAACGTGAAGCCGTTTCCCATAGAGGAAAACTTTTCAAGTCTGACGACTGAGCCACTCGGGAGAGTGGCATAACGACTCCTAACGGAGTCGAGGGCAGAAGCCCAGTCGTAGGGTAGGAGTGCGTAAACGCACTCAATGGATATGGAGTCAGATGCCGCGCTCAAATCGAGCGTAGCAAGTTCGTCGGAAACCGCTCGACAAGCGGCTTCTTGATTAACCTCTTGGTTGTCAAGATCGACTCCGACAGACCGAAGTCTGGCACGGATGAAAGAACCGAAGCCTTTCTGGAGGAAGGAATTTCCTCTAGGCTCGACCGCAATTGTGCGGTCCGTTTTCGCGTTCTTAGGTACCGTCTCTATACGACACGTATCTTCGCAAGAAAATACGTTATCTAGAAGGCAAAATTTGCCCTCAGGATATGTACCGAGAATCGAGGCTGACCAGTGCAAGTCATTCTCAATCTCGTTCCGGAGCATAGCTCTGGAAGTACGAGAGACAGGTATTGGCAGTTTGCACATCTTTTCATCTACAAAGGCCTCTCGGCGGCGTACGTCAGTAGCCGCTCCGGGGCCCCATCCATAACCAGAGTATACACAGAACGTTGAATACTCACCCAGGAGGCGTGCGATTTTTCTTTGAGCCGTATGTATATACGGCCCTAACCCAGAATTAAGCTGGGAACGCGCGTCCCTAAGACGAATATTCGCAGAACGGCAACCCTCTTCAGAAGATGTGAATTTCTGAAGCGCTACTGCTTTAGTATCGATACCAGTGTTAAGTCCCTTGTATTTAGCAAGGAACGAAACAACTGAATAATCTTTATGAAAAGCATCAGCAGAGTTATAGTCGCGCGGATTTAGTTCCATGGCGATCAGCTCGGTATGAGAATACTTATACCTGAGCCAGGCGCCAAGCGCGATGGGCGTGTTTACAGAGATGCAGAGGCGGAAGAAAACTTCCCCAACCAAGTCATTGGTTTGCATTAGAAATGCTCCGTTGTAGATTAACGATCGAAGAACAGAAGTTCTACGACATGCAACAACAATCCAATCAGTAGATCGACTGGAGAGTTTCGACCATTGCGGTCAATTGAGTCTCAGCAAGGAGAAAGTCCGCGTATTTGCGGATATCCTTACGATTTTGCAGGGACGAACGTTCCGGCAAAATGAACTCAATGTTGCAACGAGCAATGTAAGCAACAGTAGGCGGAGGCGTGATGCCAGCGCTGTTGTTGCCAAGCGTTTCAAGGACAGGGGTGTGAATCCCAACCGAGACACGCGAGACACGATTCCCGGAATCTGAACCCGGAGCCGCATTCTGCGGACGGGTCAGTTTCATGCTGATCCGATTGTAACCGATCGGGCTTGCGCCAGATTGATCTTCGAACCACCATACGCCATTGGCGTCGGGTCCCAGAGGAAGGAACGTATGAGCAACAGGGGTCGCCTGAGCGTCGTTGAGGACAATAGAAGTAACAGCAGACATTGTAGTCCAATCAGCCGGGATACCGGCATGGTTAATTGCAAAGCAAGCCAAAACTTAGCTTGCGCTCTCGCTGATTTACAATTATCTCAAGTGTTGAGACAAAAGTGCAGCTGCGTTCAGCAAACGCCCACTACCGATATGACGAAGGTCAAATCGAGGCAGGTTCGGAGCAGGGTTAGAAGACAGTCGTTGACGATACTTATATCGTTGACTCAAAGATCCTTTCATTCTGGCGAAGCCAGAGTTAGAAGATCCTTGAATCTCGGATTCGACATCGAGAGAAACTGTATTCGTTTCATAGCCCCTAATGAAGCGGTTCTGCGATAAAAGAGCCGTTTCAAAATTGCGGATATAGCCACCTATATCGTACACCCAATCCACGACGAACGAATAAGGGATAAGCTCCCACGCGATCGAAAGAGGATTGAGAGACGTATAGTTGGCTAACTCATCCAACGCCGATGTCGGCGGTGCATAAGTCACATCGAACAAAGTTCGATGCGAAGACCGCTGAATATTAGTCCAGGGGTAGCCGTCGTAATCGATATCTCGAAGATTCTCCTCAAATTTATCGTGCCCAAGACCCTTGATTCTCATAAGAGAAGGGGTAGCCTTGAACACGTTAAGAGTAGACTCGTAGAGATCTTGAGCAAACGGTTTCCATCCGTACTGATATTCTAACCATCGAGATCCGATCTCTTTCGGATTCTTAACCCAATGGTTATAGGCGTTCTTCCAGAGGCCTCTCCTAAAGGAGAGAACATGGCGAACTAGGTTATCTGCGGAACGAAACATTCCGCGGGTTTGGGACATCTGAGCAAAATCGACAGACAAATCCACATTACTGCGGATCTGTTCGTAAAGCTTGCTAAGAGCGGAGTTGCGCGAACTGGATCTATCGATCACGTCCGCGTAACTCTTGTACCTAGGTACAATCCCAAAAGAACCTTCTTTGAGCATCTCGTAATAAGATGAAGGGCCAACATTTAAGATCTGTTGAGTCCCGCTCAAAGCATCATATTGCGTCTTGATAAACAAGTGAGAATGGACATCCTTACGGTTAGGGCGTGAGCCCGTCGTATCGACAACAACAAGAAATTGATCAACGTAGTCAATCGGGAAGTAACTGTTAGCATTCGTCGCCTCGAAACCGGGGCTGCGGATGGTCTCAGTCTCTGTCCTGATTGCACGTAATTGATCGTTCCTGTTCTGCACGATAAAACTCCTTCTCATGCAATATGATGGTAGTGATATAGCCAATTAAGGCTAATATCGCGATGAAGCATGCGGTAAAAACTGCAAGTTTCATTGAACTTTACTCCTGCTAGCAGAGAGATAGAGTTCAGCGGCCGTTAGACGGCACGCTAGAGTCTGGCCCCGACATACCCATAGAGTGGTCCGAAACCAGCTGATCTGAAAACCGATAGGCAAACATGGGATCATGCAAATGATTCCCAAGATTGATCTCCTCAATAAGCTTAAGTAAGGCTTCTTGAAGATTCTGGTCCTTAATCATCTTTTGGATGACGTAGGTCAGAACTAAACGGATTAGATAAGCAGGTAACATGACTACTCCATTGGTG